GCAAGAAAAGCTTTCTTGGACAACATTCTTTGTGTAAGATATTTCTCACGCGTTGCTCAAAAGCTGACAGAATGTATCGGGGCGACAGCCTTCGCCCCTGAGCATTGCGGTGTTTGTTGGTTACGCGCGCCGAGGCTTAGTCTTGCCTTGGCCTGGCACGGCGGATTTCTTGGGACCGGGTTTCTTGGTGTTTGTCTTTGGAGCAGATTTGGGTTTGTGGGGCAACCCAAGTGCGTTCGGTTGGATGAACCCAGGCTGGGGCTCTACCTCCAACTCGTACAGCGTGGGAAGACGCATGATGTCTTCCAGGGTGCAACAGGCTTCCAAATTAGAAAGGAATTTCTGATAAGGGAACCCAGGCAACTGCTCTTGAAGAAACTCTTGACCAGCTTCGCTTTGAACCTGGGGATATTGTTCGTTCATTGGGCAAACGCTATGGTAAGAACGTAGCCTCAGTGGGTCATGCATCGACTCGCCGTCACCAATACTGATGCCGGCGAGGACAGTGACAGCAAGGGCTAGGTCACCTAAAACGGGTGTTTTAGCGTCGCTGAACAAATATCCGAGGGATTTCTGAACCAACTTTTCTTGATTAGTAACCGTGAGCTGTGGGGTAACATGAAATTTAACGAGGGCTCGTTTAATATCACTGTAGGACGAGGGGTCTCCTAACCAGGCAGCTGGGTAGTGCCGGTTCAGGAAGGAAAAACGGTCTCCGCGCTTAATGGTGAAAGCTTTGACTTTGAAGCCGAGCATAGCACCAGCGCGCTGCAGTCGCTCAGGGTCGAGGTCTGCAGTGATGCCGTCATCCCCGCCATACATACCAAGACTATACCAGGCCAGATGCGGCGCTAGATAAGTCCCATTATGCATCAAACGGAAAGCTAAATAGTGCATGTACATGGTGATGAGTGTGTTGAACAGCGAAGTCTCAGGGGAGCCAGAAGCACGGGAGTACTCCTGGTAATACTTGACGATCTCCTCCTTGAACTTACCATAGGATACGTAACCGGTGTTCTTGTATTGCGCGGCATGCAGAGCGTACATCTCAGCATGGTAATCTTCCTTGAAGAATGCTCCAAGGATCATTCGTTCAAGGTCGCGCGATCGACGGTTAACGTAGCCATCCATTCGATGGATATCGAATTCACACATCGTGGTAGCCGCACGCGCCATGTCCACTATGCGTTCTGCAACCGCACGTGGGGTACGGGAGAACGCATAGGGGGCAAGGGTTTTGACGTGTTCTGCAGCTGCATACATGTAACATGAGTAGT